AAGTCTACGAAGGATGGTTTACCTATTATTCTTGGGGACCTAATACCTATAATAAGGAGTGAACCGCACCCAGATTTTCTGCGTGTGGTTACTACAATATTATTTTGTACTAGGGCTCTTAACCTAGGCTCTGGTATAGATTTAAATGATATTGCTGGCCCTGCTAAGCAGGCACCTAGTGATATATCTAAACATATACCGGGCTTTTGGAAAGAATTAGGTTACCGCAAATTGAAGTCTGTGCCAAGGTCACTTAGATGGAAACAATTCCATCTAACGACTAAAGTTGGGCCTAATAGTAATAACGACAACGCCTTGTGGACTGCATTATGCGACTTATCATCGCTACCTGCAAACCTTGAGGCGAGTGTTAAATTATTAGGGGGTCCAAAATTAGAAAACAAAATTGACAACCTTTTCACTGGGATAGTTTACTTTAAGAAATTCTTAGGTAAGATTATACCCTTTGAAAGGGCTGGGATGAAAATCCGAAAGCTTTCAAGTATCAAAGATAAAGAGTTAAAAGTAAGGGTTATTGCCATAGGAGACTATTGGTCTCAAACAGCTCTAATTCCACTACATAACTACTTATATAATGTACTTAGAAAGATTCCTCAAGATTGTACCTTCGCACAGGGGAAAGGGGTATCTCAAATAAATGGAGAACAGTACTTCTATAGTGCTGACTTAAAGTCAGCGACTGATAGATTTCCTATTTCTACTATTTCCGAGGTTCTCTCCGGTTTACTTCCTGCCGACTATGTGTCTGCTTGGAAAGATATTATGGTCGGTTACCCTTTTGATGTTAAACAAGGGAAAGAAACACTTCAGGTTACCTACTCTGTAGGTAACCCTATGGGTTTCTACTCCTCTTGGGCATCCTTTACCGTAGCTCATCACTATGTGATTTACTATTGTTGTAAAGAACTAAACATTGACTGGAAGACCGCCAAATATGTAATTCTAGGCGATGACATAGTCATTTGCGATCCAAACCTTGCTAAACTCTACAAGTCTGTGATTACGTCTTTGGGCGTTGAAATTTCAGCGCCTAAGACCTACGAATCAAAACATTTTTATGAATTCGCTAAACGCTTATTCTATAAAGGTGTTGAGATTACTCCATTCCCAATAAGTGGATTGAGAGAAGTAAGCAAAAAGTATTATCTTCTTGCCCAGTTCTTCATTGAAGCTGAAGGGAAAGGTTGGTTATCACCTTGTGGTGTCCCGGTAATGGTCGATAAGTATTATGAA